CCCTAAAGGAAATTAATATATAAAATAAGATTAAAAGTAGCTCCAAAAATACAAAAATTAAAAAATAGGAGCAAAAATATTTTAATTATAAAAATTACGATAAAATTAAACTGTGGTCTTCTCGTAATATAAAGACCGATAATTATACAAACCAGGATTCAAAGGATCAGATTTGACTATAGAATATGGGGTAGCACTAGATATACCTGATACTTGTGCTGATGGTATTAGTTGGTAATACTTTTTATTTAAAGCACTTCCGACTCCATACGCACCAACACCCACAACAGGCGCATTAACTTGATATCCCAATCTTCCTACATCGTCAATAGCCGCAAACACTTCAAGTGTTATTCCTTGAACAAAAGATCCTTCACCTGCATCAAAATAATGCGGCATAGCATATTTGATAACTAAAGAACCAAGATCTCCGGGAGCAATCGTAGTTGGGAAAAAGTTTGTTACATGTCTATTTAAAGCGCTAGATCCTGAAAATCTAAATGGAGACATGTAAGGCACTCTAAACTCAAACTCACAACAACTTGCAGAAACTTCAGATGCATCGTTTGCTACATTCGACATAAAGTAGCCGGGATGTATGTTCATATAGTTAGGACGTTCCATCTCGACCGTTTGGATCGAATATCTAGGATCAAATGATGCTGAAGAGAATTGCTTTCCTGGAAAAGAATACATTTCTAAAATTTGTTGTTCAGCTGGGGCACCTGCCAAATTGACAGGCAAGTTTGAATTCCAAGCTTTAGTGGTGCGACTCACTGAAAATGAAGGAGGCACATACGTCACCTCACCAAAAGTAGTACCATTAAGAATTATTTTAAATTTCATTCCACCTCGATAACCAAAAAACAACTTACGTAACAGCGCTAATGTGGATATAGAAGACATACCAGTAGAGGAGGCGCTAGGAATATTTCCTAGCAACTCCGCCAAAGGGATGGTAATATATCCATAATCAATATCAGAAGGATGCGCAGTTATTCTCCTTGATTGAATTTTATAAAACCTACGCATATAATCTCTGACACTTTTAATAGGTCTCAAATCATATAAGGTTTCTAAATCATCTTGGTGGGAAGTCAATTCCAAATGTTCTTGGGTACTAGTTGGTATTGGCACCGTAGCTGATTCTGCTTCAAACGAGATTAGTTCTTCTTTGTGTGCCAAAGCCGGATTCGATAATTCAGTAGAAAATTTGAGCATTGGATTGACGGCATAACCAAAAAAGTCAAAGTCGTCGTCTGCAGCAATATAAACATTAAATTCAACAGAAGTAGAAACGGAACCATTAGTAACTAATGGTTGATGCAAATAAATATAATATTCTCCATGCTGCATTGCATTAGCAACAAAATCAGTTGAACAAGGTAATTGATTCAAGGTAGCACAAAATGGCAATTTTATTTCTTGAATCTGACCACCAGCAGAAAATTCAACCGTTTCCATCATAAGATTTGAAATATCATCAAAACTAGGAATATTTCCAATAGCTTTATAGGAAGGAGAATAATTTCGAGCAATAGTTAATTTACAAAAATGGAAATTCGACATAACAGCCTGAAGATAAATCTTCATACCACCACGCCAATAGCGGCTCAACATATGAAACGTTTGTAACAAATTAGAACTAACATTGGTATATTGCGGCAACCCACCAATATCCACATATTGCAAGGAATTAACTTCCTGCATAGGTGTTATAGGGCGCGACCACAGCAAAGTACCTGAGTTATCTGAAGTAGACACTACAAATTTACCAATTATCTGGGGCTTTTGCAATATTTCCTTCAGATGCATCTCATCTATGTCTGTATCAAAAATATAATCGTCACAAACAGTTTCAAAGGCTGAATAAGGGTCCAACTTTTCATAAAAATTAGTCGCATCCACATTATTTATATTTTGTCTAAAAACTATTGCTTCTTTACCACAAAGATCATTCTTTTCAGGCGAATGCAAACCAGTCCATTTACGGACTGATTGTCTCGTTGAATCTAAAAGATCTGATGTTAACTGCTTTCCCATAGAAAACACACCATCAATGGCCTTTGTGATAGAGCTGGAATATGACTCGGCTTCAAAAGGAACCCAAGTCACATCAACATGAGGAACGTAAAACTCTAAATCTGTAAACATAAAGTGTGCAGTAATAGTAACTGAAGATGATGCGGTTGCCGGCATAGACAATGCATTTAAAACGTACAATCTTACTTGTGCATAATTTGCAGTGTCAGTGCTTGGCATAACTGTAAAACCATCAAGATCTACTGGTTGCAACTTCGTGTTCACATAAAAAGGGACTTCAACATTCACTGATGTAGATTCATTTGCATACAAAAACGCGTGAGGTGAAGCCATACGCGAATTTTTATCATTGAAACCTTTTCCATCTACGGAAACAGCTTCATAAGGGTGAGATGATGCTAAAACACACCCTTGATGCATTGGTGTTCCTGCAACTTGCAGTACAACATTTAGTCGTGCTCTATACATTACTGAGGCAGAGAAGGGAATCTTCGCCAAAGGATTATTTAAAATATCCCCAGGAATGTCAATCACAGCCAACTCACCAGTAGATACGCTAGACCAAGAAATATTTGAAATAAAATAAGGTTTATTCAAAATTCTAGAATAGTCCATCTCTAGCTGAGGAGGAATGTTTTTCAATTTGGGAAATTTGTTATAGCGCACGGGGGAATCAATCAACGATCTCGTTCTCACACTAGAGTAAAAATTCGACGCCACTGGAACAATTGATGATCTAGAATTATTTTCATTTGAAAACAATCCAGTAGTGGTAGATTGATTAGATTGAGAATCTGATTGAGCAGATTCTGCATTAAAAATTATATTATTAAAACTAAAATTTAAAGAATTAGTAGTGTATTTTACTCCCCGCCATAACACTATATGCAGTAAGAGAAAATTTTTCTAAGAAAAATTATATATAAAAGTAGCCGTAGAATTAGAAAAATATTTAAAAAGTTTCTACGTTATAACTCTTCATATTCATATATAATTATATTTAAAATTTAAAAATAAGAAAATTGATAAAAAATTTTAAGAGAGTCAACATGAGTTGAGTATAAATCATATAAATACGATTCACTCAGTCTAGGGTATGAAATTCCTTGCGCACTAACGCGATTTTCGAAATCGCTAAGCAAAAATTGCCAATCACTATGCAAGTAAATTTCTCTTTGATAGTTATGCAATTTATCTCTCATGACCTGATTTATATCTTTCGAATAATCCACCCATGAAAGGCCTGATTGCAAAACATTTAAATCCAACGGACACATAACCCTTTTTAGAATTGAATGATAAACGAATCTTCGTTTAAGAAACGTTATATCTTCTATTCTATCAAAAGGCTCGGTTATTACACCTTTATGTGACGTAGTTAAATCCATACCCAAATCTTGATAAAACTCTCTCATTGTTAAAGCATTATGTGAATGTAGAATATCTTTATTTTTAATAGCATTCACGCTATCATCTCCATACAAATAGTCTACAATACTATTAGAAAAATCAAAAATAGTAGGTGGTTTTTTAAACTGGTTTACCCAATTTCTATAAAACCACATTGCAGTATAAAAACGGTGTACAAAACTATTTAAAATTGCTGTTAAAAAAGATCCTGATGCCATAGAGTGAGTTGTTAAAACTAAATCATCTTGAATATTCACTATTGATCTAAAAGTAGATTCAATAAGAATATTTCCGATGAGCTTTGACTCTTCAGGCATAAAGGATATGAGAAGTTCCTGCACTTCTCTCTGGACTTGTGGCGACATTTTACCATCCCACTTCTTGACATCACCAGCAAAAACTCCATGACTCGAAACCAAAGTTTGATACATTGCATCCCAATCTTTGAATGGATTGCAACCTATCATTATTTGATTAGTTTCACGATTAGCAACTATATATTCAACCATCTTACCAAAATACTTTTTGGTGAGTACTTGATTAAAAATAGTGCCAACCCTAAAACTTCGAGGTTCACCAAGTTTTTCACTTCCGCGAAGTTCATCCTTAAGAGTTTCGACCCACACTAATTTCTCCCAATCAACTAAGCCTTGATTTAAATCTTGTTCAAATTTATCAAGATCTTTAGAAAAGGAATCAGTAAACTTTCCGTTTACAAAATCAATGTAATCCGACTTATCTTTAGAACAACCGTAACCATTACTAGAATCTTTATTTAGTCCTGCTAACAATTCATTACCTTTTACTATTGAAAATTCATCCAATGAACCAAAAGGTTTCAAAATATTTGCACAAACTTGTTTAGCGTACTCCATTTCTGCTAGAGAAACGGCGTTACATTCAATAAACGATTTCTTGGCTACATCTTTCACGGTACAGCGACCAGAATGTTGTAAGTTGGCTGGAGATCTCGACAAAGGATAAATTCCAAACAGAGGTGACGGACCAAAATTAGTTTTAGTAGGGACGCTACTATTCAAAGGAGAATTTAACTTAATAAATGACCCTTCGACTGGTTTGTCACTGACTGTGTAGGGAAGTGAATTAAGAGTTTCATCCAAATGATATTGAATAACACTCTTTATTTCACTACTCCACAAGCGCGCACAACCCGTTGAAATTTTCTCTTGCCCGGCGATATGCATTCCTTGAATGAATCCATACTCATCAACAACTGCACTTCCACATAAACCATTACCTCTTTCAGTATATAAAACTCTACTGTCTTCAGGAATAGTAATTGGAATTTGAGTTTTTCTATTCAAACCCTTTACAGTCGTGTAATAAGTAATAGATCCCTTATAGGGAACACTAATCTTTCCATAATCGAGAACTTTCTCATCACCTACCCAATATTTCACTAATCCTTTCTCACTCTTAAAATGATTTTTAAGAGATTTGAAGGGAGTAGGGAAAGATTCAGGCAGAGACAAAATGCAGATGTCTTCCTCGTTGTTACGATAAACAACAACGGCTTTCTCCAAATCCACTTGCACATTCTTCTTATCACCTTTCGCATAAAGCTTAATATAGACAACATCAGTTGCAACTGCATGACTCGGTAAAATAATCTTACGACCACTTACCATCGCCTTGCAAGTTACAACTTCTTTGTCGTTGCAATCAACAAAAACTTCACAGTGTTTAATGTTCTTTTGAACATACAAAACGCCAGAATGAATTTCTTTATCAGCGAAACTAATAACATCTGATTCACTATTTAAAGTAGTTGGGAAAAACAAAGAAAAAATAAAAAAATAAGCTAAAATCAAAATATATATAGAAAGATAGATGGTAATTTTCAAACCACCATTTGGATCCATAAACCATGAGAAGATTTGTTGGAAACGTGACCAAAAAGTATCCCTTAAATACAAAGAATACTCTTTGATCAAATCCCAAATATTTCGCAGAGACAAGTCCCAAAATGGAACATGCAAATCCGTGAAAACATATCGAACTTGTTCATCTGCTCTTATTTGTAACAAATAGGAATCAGTGGCTTCTTGCCTAACAGCATACATTTCTGTATGTCGAGTTATGCCAGAAATTAGAATAGTTCGATCCCTCATACTTTGAATAACATGCAAAGGGGGCCTAGTTGTTGGATCATTATCATCTTCGTCCCGGGACTCGCGTCCTTCAAAAGACACAAGAGCCTCTGAATATTCTTCGTCATCATTTGTTAGCATTTCCGCACACAAATCAAAATCAAGAATTTGTTCTTCTTCGGGCGACAATTCAGTGTTTTGATGAAATTTCTTTTTCAAACATAGAAATGCTTGAACAATCTTCTTCATCCACACTAATAAGTCCACTCTTCGAGTGTGAGGTTTGATAACAAATGTTGGAGAAATTTCTATATCTTTCTGTTTAAAAAAATTAAAAACATCTACTGGAAAACTATTATGAAACGAATTAGTAGTAATGTCAAAATATTTAAAGGCTATTACACCAGTTAAGGATCCATCTTTGGCTTTTGCTTGCGAAAAGTCAAAAACATTTCCTCTCCTCCATAATGCCTTAATATCTGAAATGCAGTCTGATTTTGTCAGGCCATGCAAATTACTAAACGAATTCGTTGTCAAAAATAATAATTCCGAGTTAAAAAATTTGGTGTCTTTTAATTTGGCGTCTGCACAGTCTAAAGGAAGTTTAACAGGGGATACCATATTAATAATGGTTCTCCACTGAGACACTCCCTGTTGACCTACATCATCCATATAGAAGATCGGCTCATTGTTGTAAGTATCGTAGAAATCTTTTCCATCGTCTACCGATTTAACAACATGAGAATAGGCTGGCATTTTGAGACTTTTCAACAATGGTAACATAGTATAAGATTTCAAAGTTCCCGGAGGACCTTCAAAAACGAAACAAGTAGGTTCTACTCTACTCATTTCTCCATAGGCCTTTACTACCTTACCCATTCTTAAAACGGCCTCAAAGATATGTCCTACGCCTGCATGACGTCTAGCCCAAGAAAAGAAATCAGGATCACTTTCTGCAACATTCAAAAATTCTGTCACGGAGTGCCTAAATAGCACATCGCTCATAATTTTTGGATTTTGCCGATATTGATCCACCAATCTCTTTCCTTTATCTAAAACTAAATGATGTTTTGTCACATTGATTTTGTTAGTAAAAGAATCAAATATCTCTACTATTTGTGCTGGCAGTTTATCCTTGATAAACTCATACACACAACTAAACAAATCAGATAACCAAACCACCAAAGAGTGATAGACACCAATATCATCCAAAAATTTTACATTTGTGAATGTGGAAGCTCTCTTAATTAACTCATTAATTTTGCTTGGCAAAAACATGCTCAAACCCGCCATTAACAATCCGTCAATAGACTCTTTTTCAAAAGTCAATTCACGAAGTGTGAATAATTCAATAACAATTTTAATAAAACTCGTTATCGAAGGCTGATCCGACAATGTCTTGATACTCAACAAAATGTTAGCCAGAGTTAATAAAGTTGGTTTGTTGAGATATTTATCACTGGAATGTTTCAACTCGGAAAGTTTATTTAGCGCATTTAATAAAATTTTCAAACCATCAACAGCTCCAAAAAGAGTGTCAAAAACTGACTCCGCTTTAAAACGGCGAACAGCTTTAGCGACACTCTTAGTGCAACCACCAATAATTTTATATTTTATTAGACCCAGAGAGATAATTTTCCCTGTAACCTGAATAAACACACTGCGCGAAACTTCTTTTCGAACCATGCTGGATGAATATAAAAAAAAATACTGAGTTTTGGATGACTTTCCTTGATTAATTTCATTATTAAGACTTTTCATTTTTGTTTTTTGATAAGAACGCTTCGATCCATTCGACCGGATCTAGCTTAGGTTATGATTAGCGACATGAAAAGTACCATACGTTTTCAATTAATCATATTAAACCTTATAAAAGATAGAAGAAGAGTTGAATATCCTACTGTAAAGAGATACAGTAGTAGCAATAATAAAACAAACTTTTATATATACGTAT